CATGGGCGGATAGGGAGTGCCTTTTCTGTCTCTAAACTTCTGGCGGCGCAGTAGGCTGCGCATATACCACAGTTACCCACCTGTCATCAGACCATGGGTTGCTAAAGAACAGCTCTGGGAATGATTTGGCAATATCTGGATTATAAACTGGGCTAGTAGAACTATTACTCTCCCAAATTATTTTAGAGTCAGAAAGGTCATTATAGATACTCTGGAAGTCTTTGACCGACAATCTAAATGTTAATTTACGGTCATCTGTTGGAGTAAGTAAATGATTTACAATCTCTCCTTCTTGACCAGAAGGCTCAGCCATGCGAATCTTATAAGTTCCAGCAACGTTATCGGAGCCGTTGCTGTTGATATTATCTAGCTCAGTATTTACTGAATAAAAATCAGAGAATCCTACAACTGCTGGAGTGAAGTTATAGGTGTTGTCAGTGGCCCCTAATGTACTTCCTTCTTCTTCATCATCAAAATCTTCGTTTACTACTACATCTCGTTCGTAAGCCTTCTGTTCCTCACTAAGCCACAAGTTAGCTTGCGCGAGTGAATCCTTGATAGCAAGACGCAGAGACTCTGGAATATCTATTACGGATAGATTATCGCCAGTTATCTCAATAGGTTCGTTTTCAACATAAGCGTTACTAATGACTGGGATACTACCCATTTCCAAGTCAGTAGTATCAATATTAGCAATTTGCTCGCTAGATTCACGGTTCCAAGGATTAACGATCTTGTGCTCTCTACCCTGGAACCTACTCTTAAACCCGAAGTAAGGAACGAACGCAACTTTTCCGTCCTGCTTAATGTACTGTTGCTCTTCTGGAACATCAGGAGGTTCGAACTCTCTACGCTCATGCTTTCCATTAATGTAAACCCAAGTAACGACCTTACGCCGTCTTACAGGAGGCTTCTTCTCTTGCTCAGTAAACGTATTCGCCGGAGCCTTCGCTGTCTCAGTAAATGCGCTCGTCTTTGGAGAAGTAAATGCGCTCTTCTTTTCTCCGGTAAACGCGCTCTGTTTGATTCCAAATGCATTGACCTTCTTTTCTGGCTCGCTAAACAGAGATTTTTTAGGTACTTCATCTAGCGACACGTCAATCCAGTCAGAAAGCCTTGAATAATCAGCAGCCTGCTCTTTCGTAGAAGTCTGTGGCTTAGGCTTTGACCTGAATTGTCCTCTGTTACCAGGCTGACCGCGTAGGTATTTATTCTCGTCCCAGTCTTTACGCAGACTCTCGCGGTCGTCTGGAAGGATAATGCGGATATCACAACGGCAATTTACGTGTACACCTGGAGTCCAGAACTGCCCCGCCGTAGTTTCGAACTTCTCGTTGATAGGAACAGTCTTCTTATCCATCGGAGCACAGATAGGGCATACACGCTCATCTTCTGCGGTAATCCACATCTTCATTGCATCTTTTGGGAGAATTCCCATTTCCTGCTGATACAGCCATACAACATTCTTGCCCATTGTCATAGAGGCCCAAGCCTCATGGCGAGCAATACGATCTGCTCGCCCATGAAGCATTTTGGACACTACCTTCTTAAGACCAGAAGGAACTGCCTCGGTTTGGTACTCAGCAGCATTAGCACCAGTCTTGGTGATATACGAGCGCATCTGCTGTCTATCTAGCCCATATCCCTCTACAGCACGCTCCCACGCGATAGAGGGATTGACATTCTTGTTTAGCTGAGCAGCAAACCCCTCAACAATGGCGTTGTCAGAAGTGGCGTTGATGTAATTACCAAGTGTCTGCGAGTACTCACGAGCAATGTCCGCCAATTGCCTATCTGACATTTGTACTTGCTTACTGGCAACCTGATAAGCAGAAGCAACCGCTGGCGTAGCAATCTGTAGCCATACCGGAGCAGTCTTACCCCACACCATCTTGAGAGCGGCATATGCCTCGTCAGTACTCTGTGGCTTCTGTTCACGTAGTTTCCGCCGTGAGATTGCCAGCCACACAAGAACAGAAACGCCAATACCAACAGCAATAGCGATTTCTGTCTTCAGATGTGAGTTCTCTTTAGTGGTCTCATAAATAACCTGATTCTCTCCATCTAGGAAGTCCTCTGGGTTGTACTGAAGAAAGTCCTCTGAAGATTGGCTAAGGAAGTCGTTTTCTGGCATACGACTACCTTACTCCTCGTTGTTTTTAAAGGCGTTGGGGTAAGATCCTAGGATAATTGCATTTACGGCAATAGGATCATCACCTACATTAATTTGATCTGCAACTAGTGGAAAATGCTCCTTTAGCAAAGAGATATTTTGCTTGTCATAATAGTCCTGGGTAGATTCAATCTGTGCAGACTGAGGGGACATATTCCGAGCAGCATTGCGAGCCATTAGACCCACTACATCATCTGTTTGTTCTTCACTAGCGTTAATTAAAGCAATGTTTGTCTGGTACTCATAAACTGCACTGGGAGCTTCTTCTTTTGCTCCAGAAGCTTCGCTCTGTAGTTCTTGTTCCTTTCGGAACGTAACAAGTGCCTGCTTAGCCTTAAGCAGATCCTCTACATTGCGATAGAAGTCAGGTGTTGGCTTTCCATCCCGACCAAGCACATCAACATCCACACCAGTCAAATTCGACTTAATATTTGTGTTGGGGTCGAAGTTATGGTTCATAGAAGCTTGCGTCTTAGCAGCCTTGTAATCCTTTGCGGCAGCATTTAGCGCTGCAGATACCGAATCCTCTGGTGTTCCTGGGAACCTATCTCCAACTGCAGAGATTACAGGGGTAGCATCACTGATGTTCTTGTCTGCTGGCTGCCTGTCATAACCGCCACCAAACTCCCAAGTAGCACCTGAGTTATGCGGATCGAAGAAATCATCCAATTGCTTGCGACGGTCCTTACGATCAACAATCTTAGGAGCGCCTAGCTTGCCTAGCTTCGCAGCAGACAAGTCATCCCGAGCTTCCTGCTTAACGCTAAAGACCTTAAGATCCAGCGCTGCATCAATTGCCTTGATTACATCGTCTTTTCTATTCGGATCAGACAGCGCGCTTTCTAGGTCATTAAGGTCGCTAACTCCATTAAACAAAGGAAGCGTTTCTTTGAACTTAGTCTTTTCTAGATTCTGGTCATCGAAGATTTCTTTAACTGATTGCCCATCTAGGCTAATAGTCATTCCGCTCAGAGGATCTTTCCACTGACCCTCAACTTCCGGGCGGATTACTGGTCCACCAGGCTCATCTGTAGCGCTAAACTTACCGTTCGCATACTGGTCTAGCAGCTGCTTACCAATCTCGTAATAAGCCTTTTGTTTCTGCTCATCAACAGACATACCTGAATTAGCAGAACGACGAGCGACAGAGGTTCCAATTTCCTTGCCCTCATCTGTCTTCGCCTTCTCGCTAGCACGCGTTGCTGCTACTTGATTACGTACCTTGAAGTTCTGGAATCCAGTTTGATCGGCGTTCTTCTTGCTCTGCCCATTGATACTGTCGTCCCAGTATCCGGCCTGAGCAGCAGCAGGACGGTTATAGCGAGGCTTAACGTAGCCAGAATCGTCGTTCCATGCGCTACCGTCATTCCACGGACGGAATGAAACCCTACTGAAGTAGTACGGGAACTGGTTCTCTAGTGCCTCTTGTGCCTTCTTGTAGCCCTGTGCATTGAGGCGTAGTGGCTTATGAGACATTTTGTACTCTTCTTCAGCCCGCTCAACTGCAATATCAGCCTGAGCCTGAGCGCCCAAAGCGCGAATCACGCCGTTCGTAGTGGAAAGCTCAGAAATCTGACGCTCTGCGCCAGCCTTAATCGCACCAGCATTTGCGGGGTCACGGCGCATCGCAGCAAGAGAATTCTGGTGAATTTCACCCATCTTTGTCTCTGCAAAGTCTGATGCATTGTCGTATCCAGCTTTAGACGCAGCGTTATCAGCCGTTTCACGGCGAATCTTGTCCTTGTCGGCCTCTGCCAATTTAGGATCTAGTTCGTCGCGTTCGCGAGCACCCCTAAGAGCGCTTTTGTAACCTTCTGGATCGTCTACTGGATCTGCCTCGCGCGCTGCTTCTTGCTTCAATTCTTCCTCACGCGCCTGTGAGCGCTGTGCAGTGTGAACCTTGTTAGACGCAAGCGAATCCAAAAGGTGCTCGTAACGACCGACCATACGGGCAGCCTTGTCGTTGTAGCGCTTCGATCCACGGAAGTCATCATCGAATTCAACCGTGTACACACCAGAATGCGAGACAACAGTAACCGCGCGTGCACCAGAAACTAGACCAGTGTAGATATCTTCTGCTGTCAATCCGCCGTATGCGCGTGTACGAACGTACTCCCCGCCTTGAAGCTTAGATAGATTCTTTAGGTTAAATGGAAGATACCAATCGTCTCCGTACCCCATAGCCTCCGTAACTACCTGACCCTTACGGTCGATAATTACACCTTGCGATGGAGGGATGTTCCCGCTCTCACGGTTAAGAACATAAAGCTCTTCGTTTGGAAGCTTCTTGCGGAAGTAATCAATGACCGCAGATTCCTTCGCAGGAGACTTCTTCATCCCCATTTGTGGATTCTTTGGATCAATTGGCTCAGAAGCGCCAGAAGTTCCGTAGATTACCTTGTTACGAGCGATAGTGTCGGCCTTCTGCTGGCTGTCGCCAGTGTATTGAGCCTTCTTGCGCTCTTGGTTACGAGCTTCGTTAATCGTGTTCTGAAGCACTGCATTTGGCGTCTTTTCGACACCACGGTAACGATAAGCAGACTTTCTCGCCTTTGGCCCAATTACCTTTTCTGCTTCAGCAGCATGAGTAGAAGCAAAATTAGCAGCAAATAGTGCAGTATTGGCTTTAGGGCCAAGAGCCGGTCCCAGTACATCCTGAGCTAGCTTTGAACCTGCATTTACTTGGTTATAGAAGCGCTCTCCAGTACCCAATTCGGAAACTGGTTGCCCTGCTTTGTCTGTGTACGCCCCTAAAGCACCGCTGTTGATAGACGACAGTGCAGCTGCTCCAGCCGGACCCAATAGGTCATAACCGAGGTCGGTTGGGTTATCAGCAGCACCAGTAGGAGACTCGATAACCTGAACACTACGGAGCTTCTTCCCCTTCTGGTACATAATCGAATTGACTAGACCATTAGCGGAGTTAATAGAGTCAGCTTGGGCAGTGCGAGCTTCCCCCACAGTCATCAGCGGAGTGCGCTCTTCTTCCCCCTCGCCGTCTCCCTTTTTACCGCTTTTCGCATTATAAACACCGTAAATAAGAGCATCATTAGGTGTATTAGAGCGAAGAATTTCACTGACCTGAAGATAAGCCTGCTGGAACTCAGACTTCCTCTTGTTATTCAGACCAGAATTAGGAATACCGCGCTTGCCAGCGTCCTTATCATTCAGGTTAGGTACTTTTTCGTCAGTCTTAACTTTATGCGACGTAGTACGGAAGCGCCCTCCCTCACCGCGAGGGTGCAAGTCTTCTTTCCAGCGATAGCTATTACTCTCAGCCTTAGAAATAAGCTGAATTGCCTCATCAAGAACAACTAAATCGTGGATATCTCCACCATTAGCAGCCTTAGAGATAGCAGCCTTCTTGATTACTTCCCGTACTTGCTGCGTACGGTCTTGGACGTAGGACTGAAATGCCTTACTGACGAGTTCCCGATTTTGTTGTACGGATGCAGTGTGAAGGTCAAAAAGAGCTGCTCTGAGAACAAATGGAGCCTCTTCAGGATGTGATTCAACCCATTCATATGCATCAACCGCCGCAACTAGACTGTCGTTCTTGGAAATGCCCAGGTATTCCCTCGTAGCTTGCTCACGCTTCACTTCTTAGGCTCCTTCGGCTTACCCTTAAGCTGCTTCAGTTTATTCTGGTGCAACTCGTCGTTGTGTTGAAGTTTCTGCTGTCCCTGTGCCAATTTTAGCTGATGCTGCTCGTCTGACTGCTGCATAGCTGGGTCTACCTCTTCTTGGCCTTCTTGTTGCGCAGCTTGCTGTGCTTCATGGTCACTAGCTTGCTGCTCTAGCCCCATCTTTTGCTGCTCCATAGACATAGCACCCTGCTCTGCCTGCTGCTGCATCTGAATGATCTGCATTTTCTGCTGAGCGATAGAGATAATTTGTGCTTGCCGATCCTGCACTTCAAGAATCTCTTCGTCTTCCTTGGAAAGCTCTGGAAGACGCGCAATATCGCGAACAAACTTCTCAAGGCTAGGATCTGGGAACCATTCGACACCAGCAGAGGCCATCTGACCCATGAATGCGCCCAATTGCGTGATATCTGGCGGATCAACATCAGACGGCTTAATCAGTGGTAGTTGGTCTAGCTTCCAGCCATTTACCTTGAATAGACGCGGGATAGCGTAGTTATTGAACACATCGGCAATAGTCTGCGCGATTGAGTTCATAGACGCACGGAATAGACCAGTCTTATCAGTATGTAGAGAGTAAGAACCAACACCTTGATGCCCCACTAGGATGAAGTCAGCAAGAACGCTCATCAACATGCGCTCTTCATAACGCTGAATGATCTCGCCAATATTGAATTGACGTCCTCCACCACCACTTAGTAGCTCAAACTCAAATAGTGGCTGCTTGGTATCAGTGTCGTACTCAGTAGGAAGAATGAGACCCTCTTGTTCGTTCCTGCGCACAGAGCGCACCATCTTCTTGAACGCCTGCGTCATCTTGTAGCGATCAGAACCTACTGGAGCAGCCAAGTATTCACGAGGAATCTTAGCCACAGGTAGTCCTGCTAGATCCCGCTCAGCACCAATAGCTTCGATCTCTTCTAGGCGCTTCTTCATGTACCAGGGACGATATGAATTACGCAGGAAAGAACGCCCCTCTGGGTTGTTCTTCTCAGTAGAGGTACGGAATAGAAGTGACTTCTCAACAGGAAGAGTCACCGACTTGTAGTGTGGAGGAGACATTTGCACCATGGCTTGAATTCCGCCTTGGTCGTCAAATACCCAACGCAGCCACGTCTCCTGAGAGCGAATAGGAATCTTGCGCCATCCAATACGCCCATCGTTGAACTTAGAACGACGTGACGCATTCTCTTCGTGCGGCCCCATACGTCGCTTATAGACGATCTCGTGCCATGACCATCCATAAGGAAGCATCGTAAGGATTTCAGTAATCATGTCGTCCCAGGTGTGCGACATGTCTTCCATACACTGCTCTAGAAATTCAGCAGCTTCTTTATCTCCTGGTTTATCGCCTGACGGCTCGACCCGCCATTCCACTTGACGTAGCAGACGGTCCGTAGCGAAGAGTAAAGCACCAATAACAGGGTCATTATCCTTCATCTCCCTAAAGATTTGTACTGCTTTGCGCCCGCGAAGTTGTGGGAGAAATTCTTCGTCAATATAGCCAGATGTACGTCGAACACCAGTTAGGCCAAGTTCGACCATAGGACTAACATTCTTCGGTACTTCA